CAACGTTTCCACCCCTCTTTTTCCTCTTTTACCACTATGGATTTCGCAACGATCGGAGACTTGGCTGATTCACAAGAATTGGCCCTGGTTGATTATCGTGGTCTTTGGACCGTAGCTTCACGTCTAACCCAGACTGGCGCCCAGCAACTGACCACCGCAACGGTGGCGGTGCTGAAGTGTACCATCGGGTTTGGCGAGAGAGACTTCTGGACGTTGGGTACGAGATTTTTGTCTCTCGCCCCGCGCCCCAACGGCCTGCTCGGAAGAGTATTGCTGGCGTCTGTTAGCTATGTCGTGTCCAGATACCCTGTGCTATCGTTGGTAGTGTGGACGGCCGCAGCTATGCATTGGCGCCTGATCATCAAAAAGGTGATCGACGTGACCATCCGCACGGTTTTTGGTACCATTTTGGCGATCGTCTATCGCCTTTTGGAGTACAACCACCTACACCTCTTTAGCATTGATGGCTGGTTCCAAACCACTTTGCCCCACCCTTACCGGAAAACGTTCCAGAAGCATTTTAGCTTCCCTGCCCCAATCGCCGCAGCTCGCCATTCACATGGAATGGCGGCCGGCCTGAGATATGCCGCGGACGTAGCTTTGACGAATTTCGCCAAACAAACCGGTAGGAAACGGTTCGATATCTCGACGTGCAAACGCACCCGGGATATGGGTGTGTTGGGCTGTCATGGCATTTTCAACCCCAAAGATCTAGCTTACCCTTCATATGGCGGCATTGACCAACGTAGTATTTGGGACTTCCTTCTCAATCGACGAGAAGATCGGTTCTTGTTTACTACAGTTGATGTGGATCAACATATCCACATGCCCACCATTTTGGGTATGGGTGCCCCTGTGGCTGTGTACACCCTCAATCCGTGGAGGACTGCAGGGCCCATAGTCGACGGGAACTTCTGCACGCTGGCAGATGGCCGGCGCCAAGTCACGATCATGGGTAATGCCCTTTACCCTGAGATACCGTGGAATTATGAAACTGACCATTTGTATGTCCCAACCTGGTTTGGGGGATACTCTTACCTGGTTGACCGTATCAGACAGCCAGGTGACGACGACCACCAAGTCATTTTGCTGACCCCTACAGGTTGGAGTTTTTGCTTGTGGTCGCGTTGGGAATCCAGCCTCTTACGTAAACAAAACAATGTTTACATGGGTAAGAGCGGACGTGTTTACTGCGCACGTAAAACTCTCTTGCCATTTTTGGTGGAAGGGGATGCAGAAACAAAAACTGAGCATGACGCGGTTTGCAAATGGGTATACTCGTTTAGCGAACCACGATCAGGTGTATCGGCGGTCTACGCGGAGCAAGGCCTAGCAAACGCTAGCGCCCGCCTTGCGGCGGAAAAGATGGTGGGTGGTTCAGCCGTCCATTATCTAAAGTGCGGCCAGGTAGTAGTCAGCGAAGTGGATTTGTCCATTGCTGCTGGCTTGTTTTCGGAGATGCGCCGTGACGGTATTGAAGTCTTTGCGGTCGAGCAGAGCACGCGAAACCTCTTAGAATTGGTCGACCAAGAGGTTAAAGCCGCCCCTGAGCCGGTTCTACCTGGTTTGCTCCCGACCCCCGTAACGCCACCGCCCGCGGACATTGATCCGCTGACTAAGCATTACACCCCCGTGGTAGAGGGCATAGAGCCCGGCCATGGAAAACCCACTATGAATGTGGTCTGCGCCGAGATAATACCCGGCGTGGCCTCCCCCACCTCTAGCCTCGCTAGCGACGCTACGTGTATCAATGGAAGGGTCAACGCTCCGCGCAATGCTGAGCTACCCCCTGATAACGAAGACGAGCGCCTGATGCGTGAATTCTTAGATGAATTCCTCGCGGGTGAGCAATTGCACCCGTATTCGGCGGAAGAGATTAGGGAGATGCAAAACCGTCCAGCGCAGCGTGCGCGTAACGACAACAACTGGGACATGCTTGGCTCCCATATAAACAAAGCCGGCGATGAGTTCATTTCCTCGTTTCAGAAACGAGAAGTTGCCCAATCAGTGACAGACCCGCGTAACATTTGTCAAGTTACTGTGGAAAATTCCATTAATGTGGCGCGTTACACTTACGCAATCGCTGACAAACTCAAAACGCACAAATGGTATGCCTTCGGGTTAGACCCCCGTGCTTTGGGTGACCGTGTACATGAAGTGGCCAAAAGTGGCCTGTACTGGTCAAACACCGACTACAGTAGGTGGGACGGGACCATGGGTGCTGCCCTAACCCGTTTCGAGCATTTTATCTTTGCTGGGTCTTTCTCCGCTGAGTTCTACGAGGAAATTGCTGGGTTGTTTGCATCCCACAACGATCTCAGCGGCCATACTAAATTTGGTATTGCGTTTTATCTTTTCTGGGCACGAGTGTCTGGCAGCGGTGAAACGTCGATCGGAAATACCTTGTGTAACGCATGGATGGCTTACAAGACTTACCGGATGGCCGGCCTGACGCATCAGGAGGCTTGGAGGCTATTAGGGGTGTACGGTGGTGATGATGGTTTAACCATAGTCGTTGAGGGCATGGATATGGAAGCCGTAGCACAAAGCTACGGTGCCAAATTGAAGATCGTCAACCAGCCAACGTGCAAACCCACCACTTTCCTCGGCCGCTTGTTCTACGCTCCCACCGAACACCCCGTACACGTAGCAGACGTGCGTAGGGCGGTGTCTAAAATCGACATGTCCACGTTGGATGGTAGTCGTGCGTTAGCTCTCTACGCTAAAACGAGCTCCTGGGCTGTGTCGGACCCAGAGACCCCGCTCATTATGAGCATTATTCAGGCTGTAACAAACAGCATTTTGGGGTCAAATCCGCCCTTGCTTACGGATAAGCAAATGGCCGCTGTTGCGCGCTCCGCTCTTCCGTACGTGTTCAAAGGGGCATTAGTGCCTTTTTATCGCCCTTCCGAGTGGAGTGTTGGCGGGTTGGACACCGCGGTTTATGAAAACCTGCGAGCACCCCCAGAGGTGGTTGGACAGTTGTCTGACTACCTATGTAGAACCCACTTCCACGTGTGGGATTTGTCCCCGTGGACTGCGTGTTTTGAACCGTTGGAGGTTAAAATCCCTGCTATACTTGGCCCCGATTCTCTGCGAGTCGGCCCCCAAGAACCCTTAATTATTGAAGGCTTGCGGGACGGCAAAATGGCGCATGTCAGAAAGACAGAAGCCCAGCAAGCTGCCGCTGCTTTCATTAAACAATCCACTTTGGACGACGGACTCTACTTGGCGAAACGTCAAGCAGAGATGGCCGCCAACCTCGAGGTTGCCGTTGGCGTTGGATTTGGTGTAGCCAAAACCACCATGAAACCGGCCACCAACGTAGTCCAAACTGTAACCGCTGTCGTGGCAGGCAACAAACCTGTCCATGTCAAAGTCATCCCCCCCTCGGACAACGCGTCACCAGAAGAGCGGCGCGCCCTCAAAGAGCGCGACCTGCTGAAGGAGGCCAACAAGGCCAAGATGAGCAAAGAGGAGAAGGACCTGGCACATGCGGCTAAGCGGAAGGCAGAACTAAGGGATCAGGTTGCCATCATCGCTGATGCTCTTGAACTTCGGGAGAAGAAGAAGAGGGCCAAAGCCAAGAAGGATGCGGGAGACCATGGTGCCGGGAAACGGCCCGCCAACGCCAACACGCCCGGACCAATTGACCCCTCCAAACCGAGCGGATCCGGTGCCAAGCCCAGTCAGGTCCAATCCACCCCTAAGGGGGTGGCTGGAACAGCCACCACAACAGAGAAGGCTGGCAAACTGGCGCATGGTTCCGGACGAGCCAACGGAAAGGGGCCAGCTGTGGCTAAGCCCGCGGCTGGCAAGGGCCCAAGTCCGGCGTAGGTGGGCTCGCCCCCCCCCTCTACAGGTGCAACTCCTGTAGAGTATATAGTTTACTCGGGCCGCCCTTGATTTTGGCGGATCCGAATTTTCTATTCTTTTCTTTCTTTTATTTTAACTCAAGTAAGTGAGTTGTTTGTTTTCTTTCAACTTTTATTTTGTTTAACTTTACACAATGGTCAAACGTAATGCTCTCTCTAGCAGGAAACCTGGCAAACGCAGTGCAGCCGGCAAGTCCGCGTCCAAGCGCGCTACCAACAGGGCCAAAACTGGCCCAGCGCCCCGCACTAGCAATCTCGGAGCGATTCAGAGAAACCTTGGGAAAACTCATGCCCCCACTCGTAAAAGTCCTATTGTGCACCCTTATGTTCACTGTAGGCTTGATCCTTTTTCGGGTGGTAACGCGCTTTATCCCGGGGGAGGCAGTTCCCCTTTAGTGTCACTTGAGCACCGTGTGTGTGTCGATTTCAACGTCAACAATACAGCACCCTTTCATATACGCTTACTCCCATGTCTGCCGCAATTGGCCCTTTACCACACCACAGCTGTGACTGGGTCCAACATTGCAACAGACTCTTTCGGGACCACTACGTACGGCCCATACCCCACCACAGGTCCAGACGTGTTTTACAATTGGTCTCCACTGGCGTACGCCAGGGAGTACAATTGTACCGTGTCGCCTAGTGACACCGCGGGCGCTATGGTCCCTTACTCAGCCATGAAAGGCCGTGTAACTTCTTATGCCTATAAGCTGTACTACACGGGTAAGACGTTGAATTGCCGCGGTCTAATAACCGCAACACCCACTGTACTCTCTGTCACTCACAGGGAGACTAATGCCCTTGCAATCGCGGTCCGTGACGAGGACGACAACGTTGGTGAAACGTTTGCCACCGGTACCGTAGACTCAATTGAGATTGAGACCTACACCATACCTAATCCTTGCCGCCAGGACAGCGTGGTAACCACATTCGCCCAAGGTTGTTCTGGCCGACTGACACAGTCGGCCAACGACCTTGAATTTCGGCCCATCTCTAACCCCGGTGCTGTCATGCACGTCGACAACGTCCCTGAATCCTACATTGGATCTCGAGGCTTGAACGTGTGTGGCGTTGGTCTTTATGATGAATCATGGACCCCCACCGACCTCTATATAAGCTCAGTTGATGGCGAAGTAGAGTTCAGGTTAGAAATTGTGGCTTGCGTCGAATATGTGGTATCACCAAATAGCGAGGTGGCGCGCTTTACCAGACCTGCGCCGGCATCCAATCCTCCGGTACTTACTGCGCTGCAGCAAGCCCTGCGCGTCGCCAAACATTCAGGCGCCCTCGACTATGTCGAACGGTCCGCCATTAGTTTGGGGAAGAGCGTGATGTCGAAGATTGGTAGTGCCGCATCTAGCAGATTGGCGTCCTATTTGCCCACCGCTGCCATGGCGATGATGGCGTTGTAGGTTTGTATGGTTGGCTTTCGTGTAGTTTATTTAGTTTTGTTTTTCATTTATTTAGGTAATTTGGTTTGGTAGTTTAAAAGCACATAAGTGCTCTCCTGCTTACTCGGGAGTTCTGCGCGATCCGCCCATCGGATACAAATGAC